AATATTTGCCGACTCCGCAGAGCCAAAAACTATTGACGAGCTTTACCGATTCGGTTGGAATATAAAACCGAGTACAAAAGGCCGGGACTCGATTAACATTGGAATAGATATGTTAAAACGATTTACAATAAACATCACAAAAGATTCACTTAACACAATAAAAGAATTTCGGAACTATAAATGGGCAGAAGACAAAAATGGTATTATATTAAACAAACCGGTTGACGCTTTTAATCACAGTATCGATTCAATACGTTACGGAATTTACAATAAACTAGCTAGACCAAATTATGGGAAATATGCAATTAGATGATAGGGAATATAAAAGTGAAGCAAAACTTTGTGAGCATTGTAATAAAGGAATTAAATACAAACAAGGCAGTAGACAAAACGGTTTCGTTTGGTATTGTTACACTTGCGGTGATATGGAATACCATAGCTATTAATTAGGATTTCTCGCATAAATTTCGTAACTTCTAGTTATGAGAAAAAATATAGAAAATACCTTAAAAGAAAAAAAATCGGAGTTAATTAACGTATACGCGGATGCTATTGCTACTATTGCACACGAAGCGTGGTTCCTTAAAGAGTTAACTGATCTTAGTCCTAGACAAATCGAACGTGTTAAAGCTATTGAAGAAAGTATTGAAAAGATTCGAGTAGCTTTTATAAAAACTGAAATCGATATTTACCCTAGTGAAAAAACTAGAATTGAAAAAAGTTTATCGTAATGGGAAAAAAACTACTAGGACAAAAAACGATTGAGATTTATAATAATCTTAATAATCATCAAAAACTACATATGCTTCAATTAATTCTATGGGGCGATAATGTTAATATTTATCAATATATTAAAGGTCTTGGAATTAACCGTTATAAATTTGAAGACGCTAATTTAAACGGAGCGGGAATCGATGCACATATAATAGAATGCGATGACTGAAAAAGAATTTAAAATAAAAAATCGTAAAAGAGTTTTACGTCAATATAGATCTAGGCAAGGCCGTAGTGATTTAAAATACGTTGCGTCACTTAAGCTTTTTGCCTTAGCTCTAATTGGATTACTAATTTTAATTATAATTATATTATGGCAGTAGCTGAGAAACAACCGGTACCTAAATGGTTTAACGGTGTAATTTATGAAAACGGTATGGACGTAAAAAATCCTTACACAAATGAAAGTATTTATTTAAACAAAATTGAATTATCTATGTACGATCTAACGAAAGGAGCAGAAATGCTAGGCTTTTGGGACGACGTGCGTAAAGGTTGCGATTGGTTTAGAAAGTATAGTCCGAAAGCTTATATGGTTTTATTGGACTAGGTTTTGTTTTAGTTTAGATTGTTGTAAATTAGAGGTGGTTATTAACTGCCTCTTTTTTTTTAAAAAAAATTATTTTAACGTTATACAATTACAATATGGAATTAAAAGTAAAAATACCACAACGAATGCAAGATATTACGTTGGAGCAATATCAAAGGTTTATGAAAGATTGCTCGGACGAAAATCAAAAAGAAGACATAATCGCTTTAAAGATGTTAGAAATCTTTTGTGGGGTACCTGTATCAGATTCTTACAAACTACGTATGAGCGACGTTTATAAAGTCTGTGACGGGATTAACAACGCCCTTAAAGAACAACCGGCGTTAATTAATAGATGGCGATACAACGATACAGAGTTTGGATTTATTCCGCAACTTGACGATATGACGTTTGGAGAATACGTCGACTTAGATAAATACATAGTCGATTGGGATAATATGCATAAAGCAATGGCGGTTTTATATCGCCCGGTATTAACTAGCTTCAATGGTAAATACGATATTGAAGACTATAAAGGCGATTCGTATTGGGACTTAATGAAGAAGATGCCTTTGAATGTAGTAATGAGTTCGATGCTTTTTTTTTGGACTTTAGAAAACGACTTGGTAAAAATTATGATTCGCTCTTTGACTCCGGAACAAAAACGGACTTATCTCAAGAAGCGAACTTCAATGTTAAATACGGTTGGTATCACTCCATTTGGAGACTAGCCAAAGAAGACGTGACACAATTAGATAAAGTAACTAATATGAACGTTCATTATTGTTTAACCGCATTAAGTTATATAAAAGACAAAACAGAAATGCAAAATATTAAAATACAAAACAAAAAAAGATGAGCGATAAAAGAGGAGTCAGAAGTTATTATTTAATAATGACGGAGCTTGAAAAACAATTACTAGCGGATCCCGACGTTAATACAGTAACGTTTGGCGATATTACAAAAGTTGATTTATCTAAACAAACTATTTTTCCGTTGTCTCATATCGTAATGAATAACGTAATACAAAGCGGTCAAACTATGACTTATAACTTTGAGATTTACTTAATCGATATTGTAGACATAAGCAAAGCGGATCCCGTTAACGAATTCACAGGTGCGACTAATGAAATGGATATTCTTAATACACAACTAGCGGTTGGCAATAGATTAGTTGAAAGAATGAGATCCGGGAATTTATATGAGGATATGTATCAAGTTACAACTGACGTTTCTTTTAATCCGTTTTACGATAGGTTTGAAAATGAGTTAGCCGGGTGGAGTCTTAACGTCAGTATAATAGTTAAAAACGATATTTATATATGTTAGACGAAATGAAAGCAAGACTCGAAGCTTCGTCAATAAACGTAATTTCAGAGTCTAAACAAAATTTACAAAAAGAAAATAAAGTTGGGGAATTATCCAATAGTTTACGTTATGAAGTAGAAGATGACGGATTCGCAATAATATTTTTAGGAACAGATTATGGCTCTTTTGTTGATCAAGGTGTACAAGGAGCAAATCCTAACAAATTGCCTAGAAACGCAAAATGGTTTGGTATTAATAAAGCTCCAACAAGTCAATTTAGGTTTGGATCCGGTACCGGTCAAAAAGGTGGCTTACGCGGAGCAATAGATAAATGGGTTGTAAGTAAACCAATAATGAGCGCACGTAATAAAAAAGGACAATTTATTCCTAGAAAGTCATTAACGTTTTTAATAAGCCGAAGCATTTATTTAAGCGGTATTAAAACAACAAACTTTTTTACAAATCCGTTTAATAAAATGAAAACTAATTTAATCAAAGAATTGAACTTTGCGTTTGCAGAAGACATTCAAGAAACAATATTTAAAAACAATGAGTAATAAATTATTAAGAAGTCCGCAATACATTAGTGCATCAAGTTCAAACGCTACTGTTAAATCTGCAAAATTATTAATTAAAATTAATTCAACGTTAAGGTATACATTAGTAAAAGATGCTAATCAAAATGAAACGGTAGCTTTTGAATACAGTGAATTATGTAGAGACTATTTAGATATTGAACTAGGTTCATCATCAAGTCAACCTACTATTAACGCATTTGCTATCCGACTTGAATTTTCGTTTTGGAATAAAGTAAATCCAAGCGAAGCCGGTGCTACTCAATTAGGATCAACTACTACACAAGATCATTATGGATATGATGGTTACGGTACTTTTATGGAGGGTGAAGATCCTATAAATAGTGCAACTGCTTTTCCTGCAATTTCTAATTTCGATTGGGACGGCTCGAGTTCAAGTGGAACTAAAGCTTATACAGTTTATGCTCCGCCAGATAGTGCCGTAAGGATTCCTAGTATTGACACAACAAACGACGCGGGTAAAGTAGTTTATACAAACTCATCAATAAACGCAACAAGTGTAAGTGTCGAGGGTATAAGTGTAAATATAGTCCGAGTACCGTGTACAAAATACACAGATGAATTATCAAGTTATTGGAGTTACGTTGACGTTACAGGTTTAAGAGTTTATTTTATAAACAAATACGGAGCTATACAAAACGAATTTTTTACGTTAAAAATGGTTCAACAAATACAAAGTAAACGTGATAAATATAATACTAGCACTATTGACTCAACCGGAGACTACGATACTTGGAAGCATACTAAACGAGATTTTGATATAAGCGGTCAACAATCAATTACTTTAAACAGTTTTTATGTACCCGAGTATTATAATAAAGTTTTTACTGAAATGTTATTATCAGAAAAAATATGGGTACGAATGAGAGCGCCATATACCGGAGACTTTATGAATTTTCCGGTAAACATAAAGGATAGTGGTTTTACTTATAAAAATCAATTGAACGATAAACTTATACAATTCACATTTAATTTTGATATGTCGTTTGATTATATAAACAACAATAGATAATGCGTAAACTACAACTATACATTAACAATACAAGGGTTGATTTATTTAAAGACGAAACCGTATCTATTAATGCGTCTATACAAGACATTAAAGATCCGGCTAAGATTTTTACAGAGTTTACAAAAGCTTTTACAATTCCGGCTTCAAAAACCAATAACAAATTATTTAAACATTATTATAATTGGAACGTAGTTAACGCTGATAATAATTTAAATAGTGCGTTTGATGCTAGAGATAAAGTTGCAAGTGTTATAGAGATTAATAGTATACCGTTTAAAAAGGGGTTTGTAGCGCTTACAGGCGTTGAACTAAAATTTAATAAACCTTATGCCTATAAGATTGTTTTCTACGGGGAAACGGTTGATTTAAAAAATACACTCGGCGATGATAAATTAGGTCAATTATCTAAACTCGGAACGTATAGTGTAAATTATGACGTTGCTACTATACAAGCTCGTTTACAAACGGCTGCTCATAGCGGGGCAATATTATGTCCGTTAATAACTTCGGGTGCTAGTAATGACGGAGACGATTTAAGACCGAGTAGATTATTTTACAATTCACAAACTACAACAAACGGAACAGGAAACTTATATTGGCAAGGTGGGGGCGGTCACGATTGGGGAGTTTTATATTCCGATCTTAAATATGCTATAAGAGTCCACGAAATTATTGACGCTATACAAGATCAATATTCTAATATTGTTTTTAGTGATGATTTTTTTAGTACGTCAAATGCAGAGTTTTATAATTTGTATTTATGGTTACAACGAAAAAAAGGTAGTGTAGAACCAGCTTCACAAATTACTGAGTTCCCGTCCCCAGTTACCGGATTTGGAATACCAGGCCCGAGTAATAAAACAGGAATGTTGAATAGCAGTACATTACAAATATTCGGAACGGATTTGCCTACAATTACACAAAACTTAATTATAAACACTAGTAGCTCCGATCCTTATACAGTAGTGGTTTATCAAGGTACAACACCGTTTGCAACGTTTAGTAATCAAACGGGAGACAAAGTTTATGGAAAATCAGAGTTAGGAACGTTAACGGCCGGAAATTATTCAATTACAATATTTAGTGCTACACAAATAGTTTTTACAGACACAACGCCAATTGGAATTAAATGGGAATTATCCGGGTATAATCAAGGTGGGGGATCCGGTTGGTCAGAAAATTGGATTATAGAGTCTTTTACTGCTAGTGCTACATTTACGTTTGATCCTCAAGAACAAATACCGGACATTAAAACAATAGACTTTTTAACGTCTATTTTTCAAATGTTTAATTTAACCGCATATTTTGATGATCGTCCGTTATTAGCAAATGGCAATAATAATCCGAATTACAGAAAAATAAGAGTGCAAAAACTAGAAAGCTTTTATTTAAATAACGTTAATGAATATGACATAACAGAGTTTATTAAAATTGATAGTAAACAAGTTAATATAGCATTACCGTATAATGAAATTAATTTTAGTTATACCGGGAACGATACTTTATTGGCTAAGCAATACGAACAATTAAACGGTAAACCTTGGGGAGCAGAAGAGTATATAGGAGACGGGGATCAATTTAATGCTCCAAATAATAAATACTCAATTAGTATCGATCAAGAACATTTAATGTATGAAAGGTTAATTGACGTTAATAATACTTTAGCGTTTCCTAATAATCAAACGTCAGTACAATGGGGTTATATGGTAGACGATAATCAAGACGCTATTTTAGGAAAGCCATTATTTTTTTATCCTATACATCAACCCAACGTATCGGCTACGGATAGTATTTCATTTAGAAACGGAACAACGGCCGTTGAGGTTAATAACTATTTTATACCGAGTAACAGTTTGAGTTTAGATCCGAGCGTTAGTACAATTAATTTAAATTTTCGTGAAGAGTTTAATGAATACACAACGGAAACCGGATTTATTGATACGTTATTTCAAACTAATTATTCAACTTACATTAGTGATATTTTTAACGGTAAACGTAGGTTGGTTAAAATGAAAGCTTTATTGCCAATCAACATAATATTACAATTTAATTTAAACGACACATTTATTGTAGGTGCTGAAAAATTTAAAATAAATACAATACAAATTAATTTAATTACAGGAGACACTGACTTAGAATTGTTAAATATTATATCTGAACCTTATTTAATTTTAACTAATGTTTCTTTTCAAAATATTTCAAGAGACGTTTATTACAATTCAAGCATTGGATCTGCTTCAAATTTAGCAAACGGAGATGTTATTTTTAGCGATACAAATTTAAATATACCTTTGGGTGCGGGGACTTACACACAACCAGGCAGTTCAGATTCTACTACTCATTGTAATTCGTCTAATGCTATGTCTATGACTTTAAATTCAAGCGGAGCTATAACCTCTATAAGTTGCGCTCAACCATAAAACTATGATAAAAAATATATTTGAATTATTAAAAGATGCTAACGGGGAAACCGAAGCAATACGATTTGCTCAAGGTAGCAAGAAATTACCAAACGGATTAAAAGAGGGATATAAACAACTTAAAAAAGAAATAAAATGGGAAATGAAGTAATTGGTAGTATTAAATTTGAGGGTGCCGGAAAAGCTGCCGAACAATTAGAAAACTTACAAAAAGGCGTTGACGGATTTAATAAAAATCTTAGACAAAATAATGACGCAGTTTCTCTAGCCGATCAATTAACGGGTGGATTAATTACACAATACAGAGGATTATCAGCCGGTATATCGCAATCTTTTAAAGCACTAAAAGGTTTTAACGCTAGTTTGTTCGGAACTAAAAAAGCTTTAATAGCAACCGGGATAGGCGCGTTTGTAGTTTTACTTGGTACGGTTGTTGCTTATTGGGACGAAATTGTAGATTTTATTACGGGAGCGTCAAAAGAACAACAAAGATTAAATGACGTAGCCGATCGTACAATTGATTTATTAGATTCAAGCTTAGGAATATTAGAACAACAAATTGCGTTAGCAGAAATTAGAGGTGAAGAAGCTGGACATTTAGTTTTACAATTGCGTAAAGAACTTGTTATACAACAAGCAGTTTTAGATAAAGAAATTGAAAGAAGAGAAGAGCAGTTAAAACAACAAAAACTTGACGATCAAAAATTAACGTTTATGGAACATTTAAACGTTGGTTTTAATATGGTTTTTAATACTCAAAAAGGAATTAATAATTTAATAAGATTTCAAAATGACGAAAGTGAAGAGGCAAAAGCAAAGCAAGATGAGTTAAATAAATTAAAATCTAAAACTTTAAGTATTGACCAAAAACTTGCTAAACTAGATAAAGAGGAAGTTGACAGAAAACAAAAGGTTATTGACGATCAAGAAAAAGTAAAGCTTGATGCTAAAAAAGAAGAGTTACGAAAAGCAAAAGAATTTAATAAACTACAAGAACAAATTGACGATGCGTTAATTGTATCAAAAGCCGATAAACGAGCAAAAGAAAAAGCTGATATAAATAAACATTACGAGGATCTTATATTTGATTTAATGATGGCCGGAGAATTAACTGACGAAGTTGAGTTGGCGTTAAACGAAGCTCGTAGGGAAAAATTAGCTGAACAAAAATTAAAATTTGATGAAGAGGATCAAGCCGTAAAAGATAAAGAGAATGAACAATTTATGGCCGATCAACAAAAAAAGGTTGACGAAGCTCAAAAAGAACTAGATGCGGTTAAAGAACTTGAAGAGAAAAAACAAAAGTTTGCTCAAGATACATTAGACAATGCGTCTCGTATAGCCGGTGAGGAAACTAAACTAGGTAAAGCAATGTTAATCGCTAAACAACTTTTAGCTGCCAAAGAATTTCTAATTAGTATCGGAGCGTTAAAACAAAAAGCGAATGTTGCTACGGCTGAGGCAAATTTATCAGCTGCTAAAGGTGGAGAATCAATTTCGGTCGGTTTTGCTGAAACTTTAAAAAAAGGATTGCCCGCAGCTTTACCCGGATTAATTGCGTACGCTGCGACGGCAGCCGGAATTATATCCTCAATTATGTCAGCAGTTAAAGGAACTAAAAAAGCAGCTGCGGAAGCAGGCGGATCAGCAGGTGGAAGCGCACCGACTCCGGCACAACCCGTAGCTCCGTCGGCACCGGCGTTTAATATTGTCGGTACTACGGAAACTAGTCAATTAGCGGAAACGATTACAGGACAAAGTCAACAACCTATACAAGCGTATGTAGTATCGAATGACGTAACGACTGCGCAAAGTTTAGATCGTAATATTGTGCAAGGCGCTACAATAGGATAAATACAAAATAAATAAATTAAACGTTAAAAAGTTATGAAGATAGTTGAATTGATTATAGACGAAGACGATATGTATTCCGGGATAGACGCCATTAGTTTGGTTGATAGTCCGGCAATCGAAGAGAATTTTGTTGCATTAAACAAACAAAAGAAATATAGTTTCAAAACTATAAACAACGAAAAGCGTATTTTAATGGGCGCGTTATTAGTACCCAATAAAACGATTTACCGAAAAGACGGAGACGAAGAGTATTACATATATTTCTCAAAAGCTACGATAAAAAAAGCTAGTGAGATGTATTTAATGAACGGTAAACAAAACAATTCGACGTTAGAGCATAATTTAAAGCTATCTGGCATTAGTTTAGTGGAGTCTTGGATAGTAGAAGACAAAGACAAAGATAAGTCATCTATATACGGCTTAGACGTACCGGTTGGAACTTGGGTTGGTGCGGTTAAAGTTAATAACGATGAGGTATGGAACGAATATGTTAAAACAGGAAAAGTACGCGGATTCAGTATTGAGGGATATTTTGCGGATAAAACGGAAAAAATGTCAAATATTGAAAACGAAATTGAAGCCGGATTAAAATTGCTTAAAATTAAAAAGCTTATAATAGAAAACAAATGAAGAATAATAGCCGGGTAAATAAAGCTTATCAAAAAAGCAGACGAATTGGCGCTACTCCACAAACTCCTGCAAATTCTAGTCCGAGTAGTAGTGCTAGAGCTTGTTTATGTAAAGACGCAAAAACGTATTCAAAAGAATGTTGCGACGGTAGTATATGGGCTCAAGGAATTGGAGTGATACAAAAGATTACTTAAAAATGCAAAATATTTAACGGCATCGTTATAAGGGCATACGACTTAGTATGGATAAAAATATAATAAAGAAAATTCTTAATTTACCGTATAATACAAAAATACAAATGAATACAGAAGTATCAAAAATATTAAAGAAATACCAAACAAAATTAAGCGTTGTTTCAGATGCTGAAAACTTTTACAGTCAATTAGATGAGTCTATGAATGAATTTCGTAGAATTAAAGAAAGGCGTGAAGAGGTTGAAAATATCTTAATAGATTTAGTACAAGAATATGATTTTTTATTAGATGAGATTTCTCCTGTGTCTAGCCAATTACAAGATACATTAACTTTATTAGAAGAGAAAGCAGAAGAGTTAGGAGCGTCAGCCGGTGAGTTTTT